AGTTAGGTATTAGTTCAAGAGGTAATGGTGAAGTTTATGATGGCGATGATGGTAATGAACATGTTGACGAAGACTCATATGACTTTAGAGCATTTGATATAGTTTTATTACCAGCTGTTAAAGCTGCAAGATTAAAAATGGTTGAATCATTGCAAAATGGTAAATCATTTAAACAAGCAATTAATGAAGCTTTAGATAAAGCAAATGCAGACGAAAAGAAAGTCATGCAAGAGACACTTGATAATCTTAAAATAGATTATAAAGATAAACAAAATTCTAAAAAAGAAATTAAATCAAAAATTGATGATGCCGAAAATATTAATGAATCAAATATGGCAGCCAACAATGTAGGGGCCGATGTGATTAAAGAATTACAAGAAGCACTTCTTGTAAAACAAAAGCTTGAAACGATGGTTACGGAACTTCAAGAAAAGTTATCAGTTTGCTATGCAAAAGAAGCCAAGTATGAAGAAGACTTAAACAAACATAAGTCTGCTATCCAAAATTTAAGTTTACAAGCAAAGAGTGCGAAAGCTCTCAAAACAAAAGTGGAATCATTAGAAAAAGAGTTAAAGACTAAAGACACCACTTTAACTGAATCTCAAGATAGAGATAATAAAATTAAATCTATTAAGGATTCAAAAATCAAATCTTTAACTGAAAACTTATCAACTAAAGAAGTTGAATTAAGAAAAGCTAACGGTGAGATTAGTCTATTAAAAGAAAATATTAATGCTATTAAAAAAGCTAATGAAACTAAAATACAAGCTTTAAATGAGCAATTAGCTGAACAAAAGAAAAATCTTTCTATTAAAACTGTTGAATATTCAAACAAATTAGGTAAGTCAAATAAACTTGTAGAACAATATAGAAACACTGCAAAAATTGCAGTTAATAAATATATTGAATCACAAGCAACAAGACTTGGAGTTAAATCACAAGAGATAACTTCTAAATTACCAAGTAACTATTCATTCAATGATATAGATAATATTTGTGAAGAATTAAGTAGTTTTAAATTAAGAATTTCAGATTTACCTTTTAATTTAGATAAACCTGTTAAAGCTAAAATCACAGAAGCAAAAGAAAATAGTTCATTAAAAGTAAATAATAGTTTTGATGAAATGGTAGATGAAGATCTTTACAGAGTAGCTGGTATACATTAATAGGAGAAAATTAGAAAATGGCAAACACATTATTAGAAAAATATGAAAAGAGAATTGCCCTTGCTAATGAAGTTCACAAAAGATCACATTTAAATGAATCAATGTCACAAGGTAAAAGTATTGCTATTGCAACTTGCTTAAACAATGTTAACAAATTCTTAACTGAATCTTTTGAAAATAGCGTGGGTACTCAAAGAAGTAATTTAGGAGCATGGAAGAAATTCGCATTAAACTTAACTAACGTTGCTCTTCCAAACTTAATCGCTTTCGATTTAGTTATTGTTCAACCTATGACTTCTTACAGTGGTTTCATTAACTACTTAGAATACACTTATGGTTCAAACAAAGGTAACACTTTAGGTAAAAATCCTGCAAATGAAGGTGACAATGTTATCAATAATCCATTCAGAATGGGTAAAGTTGACGTTGATTATACTTCAGAAAGAGTTGCTGAAACAGTTACAGTTGATCAAAATGGTAAAGCTACATTAGCTTGGTTCCCAGTTGTTAACACAGCAGAAGTTCATCCAGAATTAGTTGGTGCAGCTGCTGGTGCAACAATTACAGTTACTGATGCTGCTAAAGGTGAAGTAACAATTGCTAACTTAGGTGATGGTGTAACTACTGCAAAAGTTAGATATGTTTATGATAACATTGTTATTCCACAAAATGATTTACCAATTTTAAATGCTCAAATGAAAATGAAACCTCTTGTTGCTAAAGCAAGAAGAATTGCAGTTTACTATTCACAAATTGCTGCTTTCCAAGCTAAACAAGATTATGAAGTTGACCTTGAAGCACAATTAGCTGAAAAAGCTGTTGGTGAATTAGCATATGAAATTGATACTGAAATTACTCAATTATTAATTGACAATGCTGATAGTGATGATGACTTAGTATGGTCAAAAACATTACCAACAGGTGTAAGTAAAGCTGAACATTATGAAGGTTTCTCTGAAATCATTGAAGAAGGAAAACAAAGAATTTATGATAGAACACAAAAATTTGCACCTAACTATATGTTAATTGCATCTAATGTATTACCTATCTTAACATTCATGAAAGGCTTCCAAGCAGCTCCAGTTGGAATGTACAATGGTCCATACTTCGCTGGTACTTTAAACGGAATCAAAGTATTCGTTACTCCAAACATTGAACCAGGTAAATTCGTTCTTGGTGTAAACGGAAACGACATGGTTTCATCAGCAGCTGTTTATGCTCCATATATGGCAGTTGTTCCAACCCAATTATTACAATACGCTGACGGTGCAAATACTCAAGGTTGGTCAACCTTATACGCTCTAGAACTATTAAACAAAGATTTATTAGTTGCTGGTAGAGTTGTAGCTTAGTTCATAAGATTAGAGTTGAGCCAGATAATTCTGGCTCAATTATCTAATTAAAAAATAAAAGAGAAGGAGAGAGAGAAAAATGAATGACGAATTAGTAATAAGTGTACCTGCAATCGTAACATTAAGAAACATTGATAATAAACAAGTATCATTTGTTCCTTATAAAGAAAATTTCAAAGTTGGAATTAATGCAGGACAAACAGTTAAAATTGAAGTAGCTACTGCTGGTCAAGTATTCTACTACTTATCACAAGCAGTTGAAGGAAGATTAGAAGTTACTCAAGCTGCAAAAGCTTAGTTTTAACTGGTATAAAGAAAGGCTGGTTGATACCTCCATCAGCCAGCTATTTCTTTTTAATAAGATATAGTATAAAGTATTACAACAATTGGAGATATTGGTTCGAGTCCAATTATCTTAACTCACTAATAGGAGGATTAAAAACTTATGGATATGAATGCTTACATAGCAGAGATAAAGTTGAAGTTAGGTTATCCAGTTCTTGATCTCGAATTAGATGATACAGCCTTTGAAGCTGTAGTTAATACAGCTTTTAGAGAAATACAAAGGTATATTAGTGCTACACGTTTAGCAACTATACCATTTGATAAATCATGTATCGACTTATCTGATTGTCATGTAAGTTCGGTTTCAAGAGTTTTTAGAGCTGATGGATATCAATCAAGTTCATCAGATGTAAAAGGTGTTTCAATGTCAGATCCATTAGCAGCAACGCGTTGACAAATGCTGAGTGGTGGTACTGGACTGTATAATATGAATGATTACATTTATAATTATGCATCTTGAAATACTATGATGCAAATAAGAAATACTATGTCAACAGATCTATCATTTAGATATGATCGACATGATAATTACTTATATGTAAATACAAATGGTGAAAAACCTAATTATATTACTATTGAATATGTTCCAAGATATGATAATGTAGAACAAATTGTTTCTGATTATTGGATTGATAAATTAGTAGCACTTAGTGTTGCATTAACTAAGCAAATAATTGGTAGAATAAGATCAAGATATACTCAATCAAATGCTTTATGAGTGCAAGACGGAGAACAGCTTCTACAAGAAGCTGAAACTGAATTACATGATTTAAGACAAGAGCTTAAAGATAATTCACAACTTGTTTATCCAATAGATTAATAAGATAAAATTTAAAGATAATTAAAAAGAATTTAGTTAAGGAGAACATAAAAATGTTAGAAGGAAAAGATTTATCTGATGCATTCCGTGAATTAGCAGAATTAGAAGAAGATCTATTCGATATTAATTCACCTGAAGATATCAATGAACTTAAAGATGAGCTAGATCAATCTGATGAAGATAGTTTAGAAGATGTTATTGACCCACTAGCAACTACAGAAGAAGAATTACAAGATTCTTATGTTGGTAAAGTAATCTTAGATTGCGTAGTATGTCAATCTAAACTTTATAAAAATCCTGAAGAAGTTAATATTGATGAAGAACAAAACTTAGCAAATATTGGAGATGAATGTCCTTATTGCCAATCAGCTGATGGTTATAGAATTATTGGTGAAGTTGCTCCATATTCAAAAACAGATGTTGATGTTGAAGTAACACCAAAAGAAGATGGTTCTGAAGAAGCTAATATCGATGTAACTTCTACTGATGAAAAAGAAGAAGATAATAAAAAAGAAGAATCTTTAAAAAAAGTTAAGGAATTAGCTGAATCAAAAAATGGTAAATTATTAAAAGAAAGTTTAATTGGCGCAACTGTTTGTGATATTTTAGATATGTTCATAGATGATAGTATTAGTGATGTTGAAATTTATAACTTTGGAACAGGTGATACTATAATTAATGGAACAGTAGATGATATTAAGAATAGTGAATATGCTGATAAAGAACTTGAATCAATAGAAATTGATAGAACTAAACCAGGAACATTAATAATCAATATTGATGATGAATTAAATGAAGCATTAAATAATATCAACATTGATACAGACAAAGAAACAATTAATGTTACAGCTACAGAAAAACAAGAAGAAGGAGAAGAAATGATTGCTCCAGTTGAACCAGAAACAGAAGAAAAATTCAATAAAGAAGAACCTGAAGATTCTAATGAAGAAGGACAATATCAAGATGTTGATATTGATGAATTTGATGAAAATGAATTTGATGAATTAGGTGAAAATTATCTTAAAAGAGTTTACGAAAACGTAGCTTCATATAAAACAACTAAAGGAGTTGTTGCAGGTAATCAACTTAAATTAGAAGGTCTTATTAAATTTAAATCAGGTAAACAAGCTAAAACAAATTTCGTTTTCGAAGCAAAAACAATTAATAAAAACGGTAAATTAAAGTTAATTGGTGAAAATAAACAATTTGCTAGAGGTAATAAATCATTTACTTTAAGTGGTAAATTAAACGGTAAAAAATTAATTGCTGAATCATTAACTTACAACTATAGAGCAAAAGATTCAAAAAGCAATACATCAAAAAGACTTTACGGTACTGTTAGAAAATAATTTAGAGGAGGACTACAAGTAAATGATATTTTACGAAGATTCTAGAAATCAACTTGTGTCCAGATCTAAACAAGGTAAAAAAGAAAACGATGGAAAAACACGTTTTCAAAAAAGATTAAATTCAAGAGTAGCTTCTAGTAATACTCAATATAACCAAATTAATATGGACCAATTTTTTAAAGAAGATATCTTAACAATTGGGATTCATGTTAAAGGTGAAACTGATAACTATGTAGTCGGTATTAGCTATGGTGGAATCTTAGATGCATTAAAGCAAGAAATAAAACGTAATGAAATTGAAACTGTTGAATTAAGAAATATTGTTAGAGCTTTAATTATAGCTTTTAATCGAGAAGAAGTATTTATAAAATGTTCTTGTCCAGATTGAAAATATAGATTTGATTATTGAGCAAATAAAAATAGTATTACTTTTGGTGATAAACAAACAGAACCATCTGATGAAACAAATCCAGATGATAATTTAGGTCCAGCTTGTAAACATGTATTATTAGTTTTATCTAACACTTCATGAATAATTAAAGTAGCAAGTGTTATTATGAATTATATTAAGTACATGCAAAATCATATGAAAAAAGCATATGCAGATATTATACATCCTGCAGTATATGGAAAGAAATATGAAGAGCCAGTTCAATTAACTATTTTTGATGATGAACAAGATAATCTAGATTCAAACGAAGAAACTATTGATAATTCAAATGTTGAAGCTAGAAGAAGAGGACAATTCAAACAAGGTAATGAATATAGATTCAGACCTAAAAAGGATGAAGATGATAAACAACTAACTTTAGATGATGTTCAAGAACAAGAAGAGGAGGAAAGTGATGAATAATCCTAACTATGGTTTATTACTTAACTCTAATATAAAATTACATCGAACATGATTTAAAGAAATGACTAAGCTAATTGGTATTAATGTTATTTATCGAGCACCTAAGCCAAATAAACATTATACCAATTATGCTGAAGTTGAGGCTAATTATGAAAAACCACAATTAGTTGGTTGTATATTTGATGAACATCCAGAACAGCAAACATTGAAAAAACTTGGTTGAGCATCAGAATTAACTGAAAGTGCACCAATTATTCACGTACCTTATGATTTAGAAGGGTTACAACAAGGAGCATTATTTATAGTACCTAGTGGCTTAGATAAT